ACTTAAGGCAGCAGAACACCGCCCAGGCGGTCAAAAATGCGCAGGATGCGACGGCAGCATCAGACAAGGCGACAAAGGAATGTATTGAGGTCACAAAGCGGGCAGAGGACGCATTGCAGAATCAAGAGCAGCTTGAGGCGACGCTAAACACGGCGGTACAAATCCGGCAGGATGTGTCGCAAATGCAGTCGGCGGTGACGGCAGCAAAGGAGCAGGTCGAAAAGGACAAGGAGGAGATTGAGGACACAATTCAAAATTCCCTGCTTGCATCGGAGGAGCAGATTCTTGACAGCGTGAAAAGTTACTTTGAACGGGCGGAGGCTCTCTATCAGAGCATGTATTTTGAATGTGACGGTGAGACACCGTCTCTGCGGGTAGTGTCTCCGATATTCATTGACGGAGCGACACATGCGGTCAGAAATATGGATATAGGCGTTGATTCTGACGGAGGAACGCAGACATCACGGTTACTTGCAGTATAATTCCACGATGATGGAAAGAAACCGGAAAACGGACACAATGACGTGATTTTGTGATATATTCCATAATCACGGGGTAAAGGAGGATTGAAGAAATGGCAGCAATCAGACCATGCACCGGAACAACGGCGATGTGGCAAGCGGTGAAAGACACATTGATTCTCAAGGAAAGAGAAATCGGTGTGGAGATTGACACCAACGGTCACGCACTAATCAGACAAGGGGATGGTGTAAACAAATTTTTTGACCTGCCTATAATTGTGAATAATGCACGGTATGAGGAGATTTTGACATTGACGCAGGGATATATGAACACGGTCAATAATTTCTCACAGAATATGACGGAGGCGACAAATGCAGCGAACACGGCAGCGTCCTCCGCAAATTCGGCAGCATCGGCAGCAAACGCCGGAGCATCAGCATGTCAAGGCATCGTGAACGGTCATAATACAATGGTTGACACGGTGACACACAAATCATGTGTCCTCTCCATTGAGGACGGCATCATCACAATAAGGGAGGCGTAAAAGATGGCAAGCGGAGATTTAATTGCACAGGTAGCAGACAAGGAAACACTTGACAAAACTCTTGCGAATACAAGCGCAATATTGGCAGCAGTCGGGGAGGATGTCAGAGTGAAAAACATTAAACGGTATGGAATGAAAATCAATAAGGCGGACAGCAATCCGGCGACACGTTGCACATACCTGTTTGATGCGGTAGGAATGACACCTGCCGGGATGAATTACACGTCCGGGGTGTTCGATTATGGCGATTGGGCGGATGTCTTTTTTGTCAAGAACAATTATCCGGCGATGGTGAAATATGACGGAACGGAGGAATATAAACTCTCACCGAACGACCAAACAAAGAAAGCTGACGGAACGACCGCATCCGATGTCTCGAATGTCAATTATGGCGGGAACGCTATGAGCGTATTTGATGGAACGGTTGACGGGAAAATTTGGCTCTCACAATTTGAGATAGGCAACTATGAGTATATGATTATCTCAAATGAGAAATACGATGAATCATACAATGATGATGCGTATGTGAGAGAGGACGGCTCACATGCTGACAAACTCTATTATCCGATGTTCGGGGGTTCATACGATGGCACACGTCTCCGGTCACTGGCAGGGCAGACGCTTATGTGTAACACGAACGCATCGACGGAAATCACACGGGCAAAGGCAAACGGCAGCGGGTGGAATATTGGCTCATGGAGCAAAAGAAACCTGTTGAATTGCATGTTGAAAATCATGTCAAAGACAGATAATTCACAAACGGCGTTCGGCAGGGGGCAGGATTCCGGATATGTCAACGATGCGTCGCAGGACTATGGGAAATTAAAGACCGGAACTCTTGCAAGCAAAGGACAGTTTTTCGGGTACAATGACGGAAACCATGATGTGAAAGTGTTTTACATTGAAAAGTGGTGGGGTGATAGATGGGATAGAATCAATGGTCTCATTAACCGGAATGGTCACATCCTTGTGAAGATGACACCGCCCTACAATCTGACCGGAGACGGGTTCATTGATACCGGATTGACACCGTCCGGAACATCCGGAGGATATATCAGCGAATCAAAGTCCTGCAGGTACGGGAGGATTCCGCACAAGGCAACGGGTAGCAGTACAACATACCAGTGTGATGGCTTGTGGTTCAATAACGCTGCGGTGTGCATCGCCCTTGTCGGCGGTTACTGTAACGGCGGTGCGCGTGTTGGGGCGGATTGCTTGAGCTTGAACGATGGTGCGGGCTATGCGAGCTGGAACATCGGTGCGTCCGTTTTCTTAGAACAGCCTATCGCTGCGTAGCAGCAAGGGGGAGGAACGGAGGGGGAACGCCTCCGCAATTCTCCGCCGGCAGGCGGACGGTTTTTTATAAAATTTAATATATGGGATATAGGATGCGGTGTCGGGGGTGTTTTGGCTCTCCCTGCCCTTGTCGGCGGTAACTGTAACAACGGTGCGCATGTTGGGGCGGATTACTTGAACTTGAACAATGGTGCGGGCAATGCGAACTGGAACATCGGTGCGTCCAATTTCTTGTCTTATGTCGGAGCGTTTAATCAAATGCAGCCTATATTCCACGCCACACGGCGAAAATCATTCCGGTATAGGGTCGGTTGAGTAGGCAAAGGCACAAAAACCGATAGGAGATAAGAAAATCGACATGAGAAGTTATAACAACCTATACGAACCAATATTACAAGACGATTACATCCGGGAGTGTTTCAAGGATGCAGCAAAGAAGAAAACAAAGCGGAGGGATGTCAAAAGGATATTAGAAAATCTTGACGCAGAGGTCGGGATTCTCAAGAGCATAATGCAAGATGAAATGTTCATCCCGGACTATCATGAGAAATGCGTCATAAATGAAAATAATTGCCATAAGACACGGAGGATATTGAAACCACATTACAAGTATGAGCAGGTTGTTCATCATCTTGCAATAGGTCAGTTCAGACCGATTGTGATGAATGGGTTGTATGAGTTTTCCTGCGGGAGCATACCGGGGCGGGGCGTTCACTATGGAAAGAAGTTCATGAAAAAGTGGATTGAATCATACGGAGGGAAAAAGATGTATGTCCTCAAGATGGACATTCACCATTTCTTTGAATCCATAGACCGGACGATTCTGAAAGGGAAACTCCGGGAAGTGATTAGAGACCGCAGGTTTATCCGTCTGTTATGCGTCCTCATAGAATTTGACCGGATAGCAGAGACCGTAAAGATACTGGAAGATGTTGCGACGGAAATGAGCGTCTCCGAGGTCAGAGAGTTGGTCTCATGCATCGCATTTGACAATGACGCAGGGGCATGTGAAATCCTGCGGGGTGCGGGTGTATGGGGAGAGGCGCTTGAAAGTGCAATGCGGGTGATTCGGGAGAGGAGAAAAGGCGTTCCGTTGGGGTATTTCACATCACAATGGTTCGGGAATTTCTATCTCAAGAAATTAGACCATTACATCAAACAGGAATTAGGTGCGGTTCATTACATGCGTTATATGGACGACATGGTGATTCTAGGGAAAAGCAAGAAAAAACTACATGCAGCACAAAAAGCAATCGAGGAGTACCTGCAGAAAGAATTGAAACTTGAGTTGAAATCTGACTGGCAAGTGTTCCGGTTTGAGTATGTGGCAAAGGACGGAACGGTTTGCGGTCGGATGCTTGATTTCATGGGTTTTCAGTTCCATCGTGACAGAATCACGATGCGAAAGTCAACGATTCAGAGGGCGAGGGCAAAAGCGTTCCGGATAAAGGCAAAAGATAAAATCACATGGTACGATGCAGCGGTGATGTTGTCATACATGGGATGGTTCGACCACACGGACACCTATGATTATTATTTGAAATACATAAAACCGAACGTCAATGTGAAGAAACTCAAGAAAGTTGTATCAAAACATCAGCGAAAGGAGAATGAGCGTGAAAGACTGGAAAACAGTAACGGGAACACAGCCGGAGCGTCCGGCGGAGGTGGACAGGGAATCATCGCCGACAACGGTATATCTGCGAAAGAATATCCGGCAGGTGGAGCAGAAAGAGGCGGAGGATTCCGAGGAAACGGTCAGTGTGTGGCAGTATGAGGAGCAGGAATTGACCGCCCAGGAATACGAGAGCATGATTCTCATGCAGCAGGTTGTATCAGAGAATACATCCGGAATCGTGGCATCCGTGACACAGTTTCAAAGGGATGCGGTGATTGACGAGTACACGGAGCAGTTGATTGAGGAGGGATTGATTTAATGCGGACATTAGTTGAAAGTCTGAAAAGACTGTATGAAAAAGGAAAGCTGACACGGGAGCAGGTTGCGGAGCGTGTCGCAAAGGGCAGTATTTCAGCGGACGAGTTTCAGCACATCACCGGGGAGGAATATGTCGCCCCGGAGGGGAGCGGGGAATGAGTGCGCTTGAGATAATTTCACGGATGTGTGAGGTGACAAATGTTCTGTCAGACATCGTGAACAAACAACAAATTATCATAGAACAGTCGAAAATCGAGGAGGCGGTGAAAGCTGACCTCCGGCAGCAGGTAGGCGAGGCGGAGAGGGAACTTGATGTCATCGAATACCATTCACGGAGATATTGCGACACCGACGACATCGAGGCGACGTTCGGAAAGGAGACCGCCGTTGACGATTGAGATTGCACTGTTGCTGTCAATTATCTCCGTCGGGTTCGGCGTGTTCTCTGCGGTGTCCTCAAAAATGAGGAATGACCGCAAGGACACGGAGCAGGAGACAGAGGACAAGGCAGCGACGCACACACTTTTGATGACAAAACTCGAAAATATCGCCGATGATGTCAAGGACATCAAACGTGATTACCGTGAGACACGGGAGGAGGTTCAAAACCTCCGTGACCGTCTCATAGCGGTGGAGCAGTCATTGAAAAGTTATCACAAGAGACTGGACGGAAAAAACGTTCAATAACAGGAGGGCGGGAAACAGGAAAGAATCAACTCCACGAATGGAGGTAACAAAATAATGAGACCTATATCAAAAAAGGAGCGACGCAGACGCATCCGGCATCAAAGAAGATTATACCGGATTGAGGAGCGGGCAGCGAAACAGAGAAACAAGGTCTCCGGTCGGTTCATGAACCGTGTTGTTATCTGTATGATTCTTGCGGCTTTTATCTTTACAGTCACGATGATAATTGTGTTTGTGCAAGTAGGTTCGGAACCATCGACATTGATTGAGAATGTATTCCGTTTCCTATCAGTAGAGGGCGGGGCGATGGCTCTGATTAAGTCCGTGAAAACGGTCACGAAAAGAAAGTCAAGCGGTACGGATAAAGAAACACGGCATGAGGACGAACCGGAGCATCATGAGGAGGTGCAGGGATGAATTTTATCATGGAGAACTGGTTTGTGCTTGTGGCATTTGCAGCGGTGGCAGCGGCGGGAGAATATGCAGTATATGCTTTTGTGAAAATGCCAACCGACAAGCAACTGGAAAAAGTGAGAGAATGGCTGCTCTATGC